TATCAACGCAACCAGAAAGTTTGTTTCCAATATGGACCCTGACCTCAACAACCCGACGGTATTTCACATTGGCATCCTTGATCCCGTTCTCAGGGCTGAGGTTGATGATGAGGCGAGCTCGTATGAAATGAGTTCAACGAATCCGAACGATAAGGCCAAGGTGCGGCTGAATTGGAACCGCCGGCAGATCATGGCAATCAAGTTCGGTCTTAAAGGTATGGAAAATTTCCTAGACCCGCAGACACAGAAACCCGTTGAGGTACGCTTTGAAACAATCCACTTTGCCGGCAAGATGCGCGAGTGTTTGCCAGACCGGTTTCTTGCCATGTTAGGAAGCGAGTTGCGGGCGGAATTGGCCGAGGTGATTTTAAACGAATCGAAACTTTCCGAGGCCGAACGAAAAAACTGATTCTGGCAGTTCACTTAGGCGACTTTCTGGTGAGATGCCGCGGTTGTTTGAAAGGAAAGAAAACCCGATGTGAGTTTGAGGTTCCAGGCCAAGAAATCTGGGAAATTAATGGCGAAACGTACCGAGGATGCCCTTTTAAGATTGTGACACCCAAGAGTGCCAGTTTTTTAAGGGCATTTGTTTTTTACCGTCGGGGATACCTGCCAAATCCCGGCACGTGGCTTAATCAGCCAGCGAAGCTCTTGGATGCGTTTGATGTGATCGAGAAGGAGTTAGGGAATGAGCAATAAAGAGTTGTCAGTAATCTTGCGGTTGCGTGATGAAGCCAGTAAACGGCTCGAGGGATTTCAAGGAAACCTGCAGCGCTTCGCTAACGCTTGGCGGCAGAATTGGCTCGCGATCACGGCCGCAGTCACCGCGAGTATTTTGGCCGCCCGTCGGGCGTGGGACTTAATGCTCGAAGGAGTCAAGGCCGAGCAGTTGGACGCGAGTTTTCGGGCGATGGCCGAGGGTATGGGCGTGAGTGCAGAGCGGTTAAAGTCAGCTCTTAAAAGTGCGGCAGCGGAGACGGTTGATTTTTCCGACGTGGCCGATAAAGTCAACGCGCTTCTTGCCCAGGGGCTGGGGATGGAGCAGATTATTGCACTCATGCGTCAGGCGCGGGTAGAGGCGCGGATTTTCGGCCAAACAACCGTCGAGGCTTTTGATACCTTGGCTGATGCTGTTAACAGTGGTCGGTTACGGGCGTTGGAACGGGTTTACGGCATGCAAGTTTCACTTAAGGATGCGGTGAGTAATTACGCCAGGGCCACGGGAATGTCGACGCAGGAAGTCGAGCGGAATTATCAGGCGCAGGCGATTGCCAATCATATTTTGACCCAGAGCCGGATGCATCTTGCGGCGGTGAATCTTGAAGTCATGACCAACTACGAGAAAGTGCAAATGCTACAGGCCCGGTGGCAGGAGTTCACCGAGCAGCTCGGTCAGGTTTTGTGGCAGGTCTTATGGTTGCTGCAAGGATTCTTAAACCAGATTGTGGCTGGTTTTTTCCAACTGCTGGAGTGGGGCAACAGTGTCTTGGATAAACTCATGACTCCGCTCATTAAGTTTTACGACCTTTTGTCAAAATTCCCGGGTGACATGGGCCAGGCGTATCGCAGCGCGGCAGATGGTTTGCGCCGACTCTCATCGGAAATGGAGAACACCAATCGCACTTTGCAGGTATCCTCGCAGTCAAGCGCGCAGGAGGCGATGCGGCAGTACGAACTTGTTTTTGCCAAAGTGCGGGAAACCGGAGATAAGACCGCCGGGGTTCTTCGAGAAGCCGCCAAACGGGTGAGAGAAAACGCGCAGGATGCAGCCCAGCAGTTTAATGCCATGCAGGAATTGTCGCGGCAGACTGCGCGGAATATGGAGAGCGCATTTTCGGATTTGTTTTTTAGAGCATTCACGGGACAACTGCGCAGTATCAAGGAAGTCTTTGCAGATTTCGGTCGGATGATGTTGCAAACCATCGCCCAGATTCTGGCGCGGATGATGGTGCTCAAACTTTTTAGCGCGATTGGGTTTGGCGGTATTTCGTTTCATAGCGGTGGAGTGGTTGAGAAATACCACCACGGCGGAATTATCCGCGCGCACAGTGGCCTCGCGCCGGACGAGGTTCCGATTATCGCGCAGACCGGGGAAGGGGTTCTTTCTCGCCGGGGGATGCGGGCTTTGGGCGGGTCGGATAACTTGCGTGCTCTTAATGACGGAAAAGAAATGGCGTCGGCGGGTGTCACCATCAACGTCAATCAGTTTATTCAGGCGTGGGACGCGCAGGACGTTTGGCGCAACCGCAAGATGTTATCGAACGCGATTGCTGATGAGATTTACAACAACGGCCGGATCCGGTCGGTGATACGGAGTTACGCATGAGCGAGTTTACGTTTGTGCCGGACTTCACGGTTGATGAAAGTGTTGCTTTTAAAACAATTGTCTCGGAGTTTGAGAACGGTGCGGAGCAGCGGCGCCGGAAATGGGCAACGCCACAGCGCAGATGGTCGTTAAGGTTTAAGAGTAAGACGCAGGCGGAGCTTAACGCGGTTAAGAGTTTCTTTTTGGCTAAGTACGGCGCGTTGATCGCGTTCACTTGGACGAACCCCAACGACGGCGTGGAATATACCGTGCGGTTTGTGGATGACAGCTTTAAGTTCACGCTCAAGGATTATCAGATTTACGATTTTGAGTTTGATTTGATTGAGGTGAAGTGACTTGTCCTGAGAGGAGTCGAAGGATGCCGAGAGCCGTTGACGCAACATTCAAAGAACAGAAAGCCAAGGCCGCAAACCAGCCGGTATTTTTATACACGGTCGAGAAATACGATGAGGTCAATGACCTCAACTTTGTTTCATACGATACGGACGTGACCTACGCCGGAGTTTTGTATTCACGTTTTCCCATCACGCATGAGTTTGTGGGGGAAAACAATCAGGGCCAGATTGATCAGGTCAAGGTGCGGTTGGCCAACGTGTCGCGTCTCATTCAAGCGTATCTGGAGCAGTACGATTTTCGGGGGAAGAAGGTTACTATCCGCATGGTCTGGGCGGATCAGTTGGCTGATCCCGACGCTCATATGGATGACGTGTTTTATGTCGACAGTTACACGGCGGACCAGGCGAGTGTTGAGTTCACTTTAACGGGCAAGTTCGATGTGCTGGCGTTGGACCTGCCAGCCCGGAGGTATTCGAGGAATTACTGCACTTGGAAGTTTAAGTCAGGCGAATGCGGGTATTTAGGAGGAGAAACATCGTGCAACAAAACACAGCAGCGGTGCAAACAGTTGGGGAATTACCAGCGTTACGGCGCCTTCCCGTCGGTGCCGACCCGGCGGATTGACGCGATGTAGGGGATTTTATTATCGAGAAGTACCTCGGGATTCCCTATCTGCATCGAGGCCGGACGATGAGTGGTTTGGACTGTTGGCGGTTTTTGAAGCTGGTTTACGCGGACTTGGGCGTGCATTTGTTTGACGTCGAGGATTTGGAGTACGGGAAGGTTAATCCCGGCGGCGATTATTTTCGAGAGAACTATGCCAACGACTGGGAAAAGGTTGCTGACCCGCAACCGCTCGACGGCGTTTTGTTTTTAAATTCTCGCCGGATCGCTAATCACGCGGGAATAGTTTTATCGAATCGCCGGTTTATTCATTGTTGCCGGGCAGGTGTGGTTGCCTCACGGCTGGATGAGCCGTCTTGGCAGCTTAAAATCGAAGGCTTTTATCGGTTAAAGAAATGATCACGATTCGTAACGTCACAAACCCATTTAAGCCGACTGAGGCGGAAGTTAAAACATTCTCGTATTCCCGAGACAAGACGCTTGGCCAGTATTTGACCGAGTCGGAATTTGAGTACGCCGACAAGCGAGTCATTGTCACGGGCCGGTGCGTTCATGATTTTGAAGAACGGCTCGAGTGCGGGGATGAGGTTGTCGTTATTCCTGAGGTTGAGGCGCCGGTGGTCGCGGTTGTATCCGCGATTGTTTCAGCGGTCGTGGCGGTTGCGGTCGCACATCCGTTTTTGTTTGCGTTTTTTGTTCTTTCGATGGGGTTTTCGATTTATCAATACATGAACCAGCCGCGGATGCCGGATTTTAATTTGGGCAGTTCGGGGTTGGATGAAGGTTCGCCCACTTACGGCTGGGACGGTGTGCAGACGATTCAGGAGGTTGGTGTGCCGGTTGCGGTCGTTTACGGTGAGCACATGATCGGCGGAAACATTATCAACCAGTTTTTGTGGGACGACGGGGATAAAAGTTATCTTAACGTGCTGCTGGGTTTGTGCGAGGGCGAAATCGAGAGTATCGGCCAGATTCAGCTTAACGATAACCCGATTGAAAATTACGACGGGGTAACGGTTGATAAACGTTTTGGCACCAACGATCAGACGTTGATTACGAATTTCGAGGACTTGCACAATCTTTACCCGGTCAACGCGAATCTCACGCAGAGCAATCCGTTTATCTATACGACGGTTGATTCGGATGTGGAAGGTTTTGAAATTCACCTGCGGCTAAACAATGGCCTTTATCAGCAGGATTCAAACGGCGCTGTCACCAGTTGGAATGTGACGTATCGGGTGGAATATAAATTGCACTCGTCCGGGACGTGGATTGATTTGGGTATAACAACGATCAGCGGGAAATCACGGTCAACGCTGCGCCGGGTTTTTCGAAAAGTTGGGTTGACGCCGGGCAAGTACGATATTCGTGTTACTCGCACGTCGGACAATAGTTTGCTCAGTCCGGTCAAGGTTGGGGACTTAGTGTGGTTTGAGGTGGATGAATTAAAGACTGATGACCTTCGGTATCCCAACACCGCACTTTTGGGTTTGAAACTTTTGGCAACAGATCAACTCAGCGGTTCAATGCCGAATATCACGACGGTGATTAAGGGCAAGAAGGTACTCGTGCCGCGCGTGATGAACGGTAGTCAGGAA